CGTCAAAGAATATCGGGCAATGGGTTACGTGGTCTGGCGCAGCTAATAGCTGGACTGCGCAAGGAACTAACCCTTCCCTCGGAACTCAAGGAAAGATCGAGGGAAAGTATTGCAAAATCGGCACGAGGGTGGACTATCGGCTCACGTTGGTTGCCGGATCTGACACTACTTTCGGCTCCGGAACGTGGCTTTTCGGGCTGCCATTCTCAGCCGTTCTTCCACAATACAATGCAATGGCTCCTGCCATTGGAAGCTGTCACGGTTTCCAGGGAGGAACTAATAACTACACCGGAATAGTTGCCCTGAATGATGCCAACAATGTGTTCCTGGTTAGCCATCTTCTAGGGAATGCTTGGCAGAGCAATGTTCCGGTTACCTGGGCAGCGAATACAAGCAATCTGTGGGGCTTTCAGATTACCTATGAGTCGGTGAACTAGAATGGCCACTCCACGCGTCGTCTCTACCGACGACATGCTAACGCAGGTTATTACTGGACTTAGAACGGCGGCAGTCCGGCCGAACGTTCTTGGCTATGTTCCGCACAAGAAGCAAGGTCTATTCCATGGATCGACGACAAAGGGACGCCTGTATATCGGCGGCAACCGAAGCGGAAAAACGACGGCGGGTGTGGTTGAGGGAATTTGGCGACTCACTGGAAAGCATCCGGTTGCTAAGCCACCCTTCATTGCTACCCCTGAAAGACCAATTCGCGGCCGAGTTGTTGGGGTCGATTACCCCAACGGCATTGAAAAGATTCTCCTGCCTGAATACGCTCGCTGGACGCCAGCCAGTGAGCTTTACGGGGGAAACTGGGAGAAAGCCTACAATAAAAAGCTAAAGGTTCTAACATACAAGAATGGCTCAACCGTCGAGTTCATGTCCTATGACCAGGATGTGGATAAGTTCGCGGGAACGTCGCGCGACTTCATTCATTTCGACGAAGAGCCCCCAGAGCCTATTTATGACGAATGCATCGCGCGCCTCATTGACACCGGAGGCCCCTGGTGGATGACAATGACCCCGGTCGAAGGAATGACCTGGATCTATGACCGCATCTACATTCCGGGGACCGAGCAGACCAAGGGCGCAAAGCACATTACCGTCATTGAAGCTCATATGGCGGAAAACCCTCACCTGAATAAGAACGAGGTCCAGCTTTACCTGAGCGGCCTTACTCCGGATGAACGGAAAGCTCGCGGTGAGGGGAAGTTCGTCCAGATGGGCGGATTGGTTTTCAAGACATTCAATCCACAGGTGCACGTGAAGTATGAAGGCGACACCGGGTACATTCCCATTTCCGAATTCAAGAAGCCTGGCTGGCGAATCTTTTGCTCGCTCGACTCTGGATTCAATAACCCGACGTGCGTTCTCTGGCACGCAGTCAATGCGAACAACGAAGTTATTACGTTTGCTGAGCATTACCAACGTGAATGGACAGTCCAGCAGCACGCGGACAAGATCCACGCAATGAATGCTGCGCACGGATTCAAGCCGGATATCTATGTCTGTGACCCCGCATGCGGGCAGCGAAAGGAAACCACTGGTACCAGCGTTCAGCAGGAATACCAGATTCAGGGACTTCCTTTTACGCTTGGGAATAATGACGTTGCTTCTGGCATCTCGCGAATGAACCAGTACTTGCGCGAAGTTAATGGCCAACCGCCGAAGTGGACCATTTACGGGAACTGCATGTACCTCATCAAAGAACTTGCACGCCTTCGCTGGAAAAGCTACGCGTCGAAGAAAGTGGCCAACCAGCACAACAAGATGGACGCTATCCATAAGAAAGACGATCATGCTCCGGATAGCGCGCGCTATTTCTTTACTATGATGCCAGACCTCGGGCCGTCGCCGGAAAGCCTCAAGCCTGACGACTCCTGGAAGCAGCAATTCGCGGGGAGCCCGAAAGGTCAGCCAATAGACCAGCCTCGCTATGATGAGCAGCTCATGAAAGAGCGCAATGCTGCGGAGGGCAACAATTGGGTGATCAATCCCAGGACTCCGAATGGAGTGGAATGGACGCCCGTGGACGAATACATGGGTGGCATCTTCTAGTTGACAACGAAAGGAAACTTAAGCCATGACTGTTCCCCCTTGCCCAGGATTCATCACGAATGGTTTTATGCTTCAGGACCTCGACCAAGTTCGAGCATTGGTTTATCAAGCCATTCGAATGTACGTGCAGAATCCTGCGAATAACCAGCTGCCGAACCAATTCCTTTGCAGCTATGACAACCAGTACCATGCATTGACGCCGGAGGAGATTCGTGATGCCTTATTTCACGGACCCGGAGCATGGGACTATGTCGCGACCTACAATGAACTTGATGGACTCATTAACGGCACGGCAGCGGCGGCGGCTGGCGTCGGAACTTTTAATGGTGTCTCCGCAACGAGCGATGCGGAATTCGAAAGGATTATGACGCCTGGCACTCCCGTGAATACCCCGACAGATCCATTGCCGGTTGCGGAAGACCTTACCATCGAAGGAACCAATCTGGAGACCGTCGATCACGAAATCGTGGTGAATAGCGGTGGAAGCTGAGAATGATTTCAAGTACGACCCGTCGGGAAAGATCCGCATTGTCGATCAACCCTATGTCGCGCCATCGAAATGCGTGCTCTGCGGAATAGGCCACAATGAGGACGGCAAGCGGCATTTCATTGACACGCAAACCGACCTCGACTGGTATGGCACGATCTACATTTGCACAACCTGCTTTAAGGAGGTAGCGAATGCAATCGGCTACCTTTCGCCAAAGCAGTACACAGAGGTACGTGATAATGCCGTTGAGAATAAAGCTGAAAACATTGGATTGAAGGTCGAGAATGACTCTCTCCGAACTGCTCTTGGTCTCCTCACTAATCACCGTTGTTTTAAGCCTGTCGATAGTTCTCATCTCGATCAGTATAAGGCAGAACGAGAAGAACCGGCAGTTCTTGGTGACGCTGTGGAAAGTGGAGAGCCGGAGGGTTCAGACAATGCTGAACCTGATGACGGCAAAGGACTTTCCGATGTTCGCGGGAATGCAGCAAGTGACGCAACAGAACATGGAAAGCCAGCCAGTGCAAAGCGTCGTTCCGGCTCCATTCTTGACGACCTCGTCTGAATACATTCCTCGGGATGACGTTACGGAGGCTTTGCGACTACGGGCTTTCGGTCAGCCGGGATATGGCGAAACCATTTTCGACGAAGACCCTGAAGCCGCAATGATGCTGAGCGATCTTATTGGGGGAGGGCAGAATGACGACTTGGTCGGAAAGGAGGATAACGAATGAGCGTTATGCCGTTAGAAATCAGCAAGCCGGGGGCAATGAACCCCACCCCGCCGCCGAAGGCGAATGACAGTCATATCAATCAGACGAATGACTTGCTGAGCAAGCTCCGAAAAGACGGAGACCTGCACGTTAAGTATCTGTCGTGGGTAATGCAGCAGTATACGAAGTGCCGTAGTGCGCGTGCAAAGGAGGAGCGGAAATGGTACCTCGCCCTCGCTTTCTTCTTCGGGCAGCAAAACGCAATGTATTTGCCTGTTGGTTCTACAGCCGGGGCGGGAGGGGCGGGTACAAGGCTCTATGTCCCCCCTGCGCCATACTATCGGGCACGCCCGGTAACGAATATGATCCGTCCCGCTGTGCGAAAAGAAGTAGCCGTCCTGACCTCTACAAAGCCTAGCGTTTCCATTATTCCTGCGAGTAGCGATGACCGTGATCTTTTCGCCGCACAGGCGGGGGAGCAGGTCTGGGAAAGCATCTACCGCAGAAAGAAGCTGCGGACGGTCATTCGTAGGGCAACATTCTGGAGTGTCATTACCGGGACGTCGTACATTCAGTGCTACTGGGACATGAATGCGGTCGATCACGACAGCGACCAGCAAGGCGACATGTGCTTTGACGTCCTAACGCCATTCCACTTGCTTGTCCCTGACCTCATGGCCGAGGAGTTGGAGGCGCAGCCCTATGTCATCCACGTCTCCGCAATGGACCTCGAAGCGGCAAAGCTTAAGTACGGGCCGCTCATTGGAGATATTAACATCGTCCCTGATACGGCAGCAGCAGCGGACATTATCTCTGACTCATTCCTTAACCTTATCGGATCAGTCGATGCAAAGCGAGCCAATGTCCTTTGTCTTGACGTCTGGGTTAAACCAGGAACCTCAAAGCTCCTCCCCAACGGAGGAATGCTGACCGTCGTCGGCGGACAAATCATTCAAGCCTGGGAAGGCTGGCCCTACCAACACAACCGCTTTCCGTTTACAAAGGTCGATTACATTTCGACCGGTCGTCATTACGGCGAAGGAATGGTCACTGACCTTATTCCTTTGCAGCGGGAATACAACCGCACGCGTGGTCA